CAGGTAAATACGTTTACCAAGGCCATCACGACGGCAACGACGCCAGAATTTATAGGCATTATCAGTGACCCCGTCTTCACCGCCGGAGTCCACCGCCATTGCCATCAGTCGCATTTGTTGAGAAGGATCGGAGGCCAGCGGCCAGCTTTTATGAAAAACATCCGTCAGCAGGACATCCCAGTCTTCCGGATAGCTGGCCGGATCAATTCGCTGGCTCTCCCCGTCGCAGTCACTGCGCAATGACTGCGTGATATTGTAACGATCAATAATCCAGCGTTCGCCACGACTGCCATAGCCAGTTACCTGAACCACAAAACGGCGATGACGTCCCGCCTGCACATCCACTGTCGCCACAAGGAAATTAACGCCATCCGGCACACTGCAGGAAGGAACTGGCTCTGCCCGCTGCTCAAGCAGTTCACTTTTTCGTTGCTCCATGCTGGCACGAGGAAGATAAGGCAATCCCCAGTCGGTGTTGATAACCGCCCTGAGTGTTTCTTCGCTTCCTGTCGCTTCATACTCCTGTTCTGCAGTCAGTAATTTGTAAACCAGTTGCGCCCAGGTCTGATACGCAGCAGCTGGCCCTTCCATCCAGAAACTGGCGATACGGGAGCGGCGCGGTTCACCGGAAACGTTGCCGTTACGATCAATGACCTGACCTTCACGCAACCAGACTCCTGCACTATTGAGCTCACGCTTTTTCTCCGCAGTGATAATGCCGCTGCAGTGCGGGCAAAGTAGATACGCCGCCTCACTGGCTTTAAAGGGATCCGGTTCATTACGGTAGCCGGTCATGGCATCCATAGCTGGCTGAAAATATTCACCGCAGTGCGGACATGGCCAGTACCAGCGGCGGCGGTCACCACGATTGTAAAGGGAAAGAATACCAGTCGTCGGTGGCGCTTCATGAGGCGACTTACGTCGCCATTTGCTGTCGCAGATGTCACGTCCCGGCGAGCTCTCCACCAGAGTCATCCCGGCGGACATAAATGTGGTGGTACGTTTTGAGGCCAGGGAGAAACCATCACCCTCGCTGTCGATATTCTCCGGAAAACGGTCGTAATCGGTTAAGGCGACAAACCGGTAATCCGACGACGACATAATGTTGACCGAGGGCCAACCAATTTTAAGGAACGAGCCATCCCTGAACGTCTTATCATGGACATTATTGTCGTTACGACGTGGACTCATTCTTTTCTTTACCGCCGCACTGCTTCTGAACGTTCTGTCGAGGCGCTTTTTAGAATGCTCGCGGGCCTTATCTTCGGTCATCTGCACAACGAGCATGTCCGAAGGATCGCAAACGATGGTATAGACAATCCATCCATCGATCAGACCAATGGTCTTCCCTGTTCGCGCAGGACCAACAAAAATCACCGCATCGTATTCACGCGATGCCAGGCAGTTCATGGGCTCAATGATGTAGGGTGTCAGTTCAGGATCCCATGGCACCGAGTTACCAGCCCCCTTGGGAACACGCATGAATTTTTTAACAGCCTCCGAAATCGGCATGCGACGTGGTGGGGAAAATCCTGCCGATATGTCCCTTCCCAAATTTCGGGCTGATGAAAAACCCATTATTCCTCCTAGAGACTCTCTCCTTCCTCATCAGGAATTAATTCAGCAGCACAAGCCTCGTAGGATTTTTCCTGAAGAGTGTATCGCAGGTCATCAATGGCCTGCTGTACAACGCCGACGGCCTGAGGAGTCAGAGCGCAATCGCGTTCAAGAACATCCGGAATTGTCTCCAGAACCTGGACGACAGCCTTTCTCATGGACGAATAGACGATGACTACTTCATCAACTGGGATGAGTTTTCGCTGCTCCTTTTCCAGCTTGATCCTTTCATTTTCAGACTGGTACCAGTCCTTTCTCTCTTTCGGCTCCATACGGGATGGATCATGAACAGAGTCTGCTGCCTCATGCTTCACACTAAACAGGGCGGGCCCGACATGCTGCAGGGCGTAAACGGGGTTCCCCCTGACAGTCGCAGCCACAGGAGTGTTGGCCGCGAGGAGCCGTTTTTTTACTGTGTCCCGGTGAAGCCCAAAGGCCTCGGCGATTTTAAAAACACTCCAGTAATAAGCATCACCGATCCCGCTCACATTTGACATAAGCAACTCCATCTGGCAGGTGAAAATCAGGTTTATTTATATATTTCAATTAATTGCAAACTGGTCTAATGACAGGAAGAAAAAAATATTGTACAGGTGAAAAGGGAAATAACTTTTAATTATCAATAAATTACCAAACATGCTGCCGCCGCCATGGAAATGCAAAAACTAGCCTTTTTCCGCGACGCTCCCGCCCCGTGGCAGGCCACCCCACCGGGAGGACCCGTCAGCCTGACAGCTCTGACGAACGTCTGATACAACGCCTTGCATGAATGGCATCGGGATAATCCAGAAAGGCATAGCATCGTGCCCACAAGAATCAGTGTAAGTGTCCTGTTTCTTCCACCCCCGCACAGGACTGGCGAGCATGAGGGACAAACCCGCGAACCATAAACGCGGTAAAAACCCGGTGTGCATCGTTTTTGATTATTCCCGCACACTCTCGCAGAAGGAGTTCCCCGTCGGGCTACGGTCTCTGTTAATACGGGAATACGGCGACGATACAGCGCATGATGTGTCAGGCTTGAATATCTTTATCCGTTAAAAGGGATATCAGTTAAGTTATCCCGTGTAGGGTATAAGCCATTATCAAAGCCACTCTGTAGGGAGTAGCTTTTGTAATGACAATAAAAAGCCCCGCGAATACGAGGCTAAATCCTGGTATTTGTAATGACTGGCTCTTATTTCAACGCAGCCCCTTACCGCGCGCCAGATGCTCAACTTCAAGCATCAGCAATGAGATGTTTAATCTGGATTCACTCCAGAAGTGATCACCACCCTGTCTACAGAGCCAAATGTGAAGGATGATGAGTAAAATTATCGCTATCATCGAAGGCATTGCGTCCTGATATATTCCTGAAGCGTTCTCAGTGCTGTCTGGTCTCTGATGATTCCGTCCCGGATACCGAGAACGTTTCGTCCAGCAACTGGAGAGAGTTCGACGGTGGCATCATTGCCCATGCCGGAGGCGCTGGAGGTTTCGGCTGAGGATGGCACAGAGCATTTTCCTTTGACGAGCACCCGACCACCATTATCAAGCTTGCGCCGAAGAGCATCATTTTCAGCTTTCGCATCAGCTAACTCCTTCGTGTATTTAGCATCGAGTGCATCAGCAGCACGCTGGCGCTGCTGCATGTCAGTAATGGTGGCGGTCGCCTGCTTCAGCTCACTGACTTTTTTATCACGCTGTTCTTTATAGGCGATGGCGTTATCACGGTAATGATTGACCGCCCACGACAGGCAGACGATGATGCAGATAACCAGAGCATAAATAATCGCGGCGACTCTGCTCACTGATCTATCCCCCAACAGGCTAATGCACTTTCCTGGTCACGACGAATAACCTGTCCATAGCAGTTATTTGAACGTATGCGGCAATCGCGCCCACCATCTTTTATCCACCAGCGAATCGCCTCGCATGCACCCTTACGATCACCAGCATTCAGTCGCTTATAAAACGTCGACGGGAAACACTTACCAGGGCCAATGTTATAGGGACAAAATGACGCTATACCCGCTTTCTGTGGCTCGGTCAGTGGTACTTTAATATTACGTTCCACCCATGCCAGCGCCTTATCACGTTCAATAGCGTTAACCTGGTCGCACTTTTCCTTCGACAGCTTCATTCCCGGTATGACGGGCTTACCATCCACCATTGTGGCACCGCGGCAGATGGTCCATATACCGGAACCATCACGGTATGCCGTTGTGTGATTACCCTCTTTTTCGTTCAGAAACTGGTCAAGAATGTCAGGCGCAGGCGCACCTGCGGCAATCAGCGCCAGAACGACAGCCGACAGACCGTATTTGATTTTTGCGCTCATGGATATGGATGGATATTTATCAGGATTTATCGGTTCCAAATCCCTGGATATGTTTAGTACTCAGCCCGGCAGGTAGTTCCTCGCAGGGGTAATACTGACAATGTGAAGATCACAGAACAAACAGTAAGGACAACATATGAGCGATACTTATTTATCTAAAAAAGCTTTTGCTGATATTCTGGCCATCAGACAGGTTGTCATACTCCTGGTTAACGATTTACCAGATGAGAAAAAAGCAATTATTAAAGATTTGCTTACTAAATCAGCTGACACTTTTTCATCAAAAAAATTACCCGAATCCCTGGAAACCCCGCAGGAAGTTTTAGACGAAATGAACAAATTGATTGCCGAATCATGCGCTACTCTTGCTGAGACAATTTTAATTCCTGAAGAAACTTCATCGTCATACCATCAATAGTTTGCTGAACAGCTTTAGCAACAAACGCCACCCCATTTTCGTGGTGGCGTTGTCGCTCATTTACGGCTCGCATCGCGGCAACTATCGCACGACTTATGTCATCCCCGGCGTTTTTTTCCTGCCCTGCGCGCCTGGTGCTGGCTTTAACTGCACTATCAAAACCCGCAAGATGAGGACGATCGTGTTTATTGGCAGAATTTTCAATCTTAATGGAGTACTGATGCTGCAGATAAGACTCAACTTTTTCTGACAATTTTTCTGCCACTCCCAGGAAGACCTGCCTGACGCTCATTCTGGCTGCTGCCTCATAAAACTCCAGCGCGGCACCTTCAACACGGTCCAGCGAGATGTCCAGGTCAAAAATTTCACCGTCAAAGCGTTTTTTGTCCCGTAACGCTAAAGTTACCGTAACTTTATCCTCAAAATTGCGGATCCCTTTCACAATCAGTTCATAGTTTTGAGTCATTGAATTACTCTCCCCGTGCAGCCTTACGCTTGTCTTCTCTGATTTTGAAGTACAGATTTGTCAGATAAGTCAGGAAGCCAAGAACCAGACTCCCCAGTACACCAATCGCAGCCCACTGTGAAGGACTGACCTGATCAAGCCACTGTAAAAACCAGTAGCCAGCACTGCCTGCGGAGGTGCCGTAGGCAATGCCCGTTGAAATTTTGTCCATGGATTTCATAGCCTCACCTCCGCAAATAACGGATGGCGTAGTTTTACACTGAGAAATGAAAGGGATTTGAAAAGAAAAACCCGCAAAAGCGGACGAAACGATATATACAGTAAGGAAAGCACTCTATCCAACAAACCACCCACAGTTAATCGGAATAAAAGCAGAGTGCTTATGAATGATCGCCTGCCCGAAGGTTAGTATTTCTGCACAGCAATTTTGCAAAAAAGCGATCATTCATAACTTAAACGTCTTTCAGCCACTCCGGGATTTCCCATCATCGCAGACTGAAAGACTCTAACTGGAGCGGGCAGCGGGAATCGAACCCGCATCATCAGCTTGGAAGGCTGAGGTAATAGCCATTATACGATGCCCGCATATGGTGCCGACTACCGGAATCGAACTGGTGACCTACTGATTACAAGTCAGTTGCTCTACCTACTGAGCTAAGTCGGCACTGGACCGCCACCGGGGACTCGAACCTCGCACACTCAACTTAAAGGGTTGACGCTCTTTCCTGATGAGCTAGTGGCGGTTGGTGGCCCTTGCTGGATTTGAACCAGCGACCTGGCGATTATGAGTCGCTCGCTCTCACCACTGAGCTAAAGGGCCGCGCGCAGAATAATAACGTTACGGAATTAATACTGCAATATCTTCAGAGGGCCTGATTAAATGCTGTTTTTCACTTGTCCACCAGCGTGTTTACTGTACTGCACCAAGTTTACGGGTACAAAAAACCCGCTCAGTGGCGGGTTGCTATCACAGCTATATATTTACTTATTATGCCGTTACTAACATTTATCTTCGACATATAATCGAAAACAAGGTTTGCTTAAAACTCTGCTTTCATTTTATCCGGGAATTTTTTATTTGCAGCATAATAACTACCAAGTACATAAGCGTTCATTTGCTGCTCTACATCAACCCGACATGCCGCACTAGAACAAGCTCCACTGATAAGCCCAAAAGAACTCCCTTTAGCAGAGAGATCAGCTTTGATTTCCTCTACAGTGTTTTTCCCCATAGCAACTACACACCCTGTCACAATATATCTAGCTTTCACATCATCCATGCTAAGGATAGTAGTTTTCGCAATTTTGCTGTATCCATCATTTTTATAAACATCCATGGCAAACGCACGGCAATCTGTATAATACGGACTTGCTTTAACTTGCGAATACTCAGGTAATTTCATACCTGCACAACCAACTAAACAAAAACCTATCGCTGCTATTAATACCTTTTTCATTACAGTCATAACCTAGAAGCATCATTGAAACTAATTTATTAAATAACCATCGAGTTTCTGGAATACAGACGTTAACCATCTCTCCAAAATCTAAAAGATAATAAGAAAAAATGTTTAACGCACCAATCCATTTCATAGTTTCATGAGACATCAGGCACAAAAAAACCCGCTCAGCGGCGGGTTTTTGACATTTACCAACGGTAGACATACAAGGCCCATCGTTGAGAAAATCTTATCCATATTTTTTGAAAAATGCAAGTATCACGTCGACATCTTCGGCGAAAATTATCTATCTTGTCACTTTTCTCAATTGCGATTCAGCATACGCTTCTTCCTGCCAGCACTTTGTAACCAGTTTATTAATAACGTCTGCATATCCTTTGTACCACTGATAATCCGTCAGGTCCGGTACCAGTTTCTGGACATGATGCCGCGCCAGTGTGGTTGGTAAACGGCTAAACCGGTTGCCATTGCAACGCCCACAAATCTTATAAACAGGCACACCATGAAGCCGGGTTCTTTTTTCATCCAGGACAATACCTTTACCCTTACACCCTCTGCACGCTGTGCTGACTTCTCCCTTACCATGGCAATGCTGACATAGTTCCTTCACCCACTCTTCCTTGATAACAGATTCCCCGCTTCTGGAGTGTTTCACCACTTCGCGCAATACATTATGAAATCCAGTACCAGCACAATGCTCACAGCGAGCCTTACTTGCCGCAGACCTGGAATAATCAGCAAAGGCAAAATTCACAAGGTAAGGGATGATCTGTAACCGGGTTTCTTCACTCAATTTGTTCAATGTCGGGTTATCCAGTGCCATCGCGTAATTGAGCAGACCTTCAATCGCAAATTGAGGATCCTGAACACCAACTTTTGCCAGGAATAAGGCAAACCCAAGCGGTGCTTTCGACTGCACCATCCCCTGCGCAGCCATCACATCCGTAATCGTTAAACCACCTGAGCCTGTCGCCGGTGCGTCATCGCTCAATTTTGGAGATTTTGGGGAGTAATATTTTGGTAAGGCTTCAAGGTTCATGCTCGTTCTCCACTTACGCCAGTACGCCTATTGCCAGCGCACGATCGATAAAACGAAATATCAGCTCCAGCTGGGAGCCATACTTCTCTTCAAATGCCACGGTATCCGCATGCAGCTCGTCGTGATGCTTTCTGCACAAAGGCAACACAAAGAGGTCATGCGCTTTTGTACCCATTCCCCCCTGACCGTGGCCTATCAGGTGGTGGGGATCATCAGCAGGCTTTCCACAACATGCACACGGCTGTGTCTTAACCCAGCGTGTGTACTTTTCATTAACCCAGCGGCGACGTTTTGGGCGTAACATAAAAGACTCCGGCGACTCCGGATCCACTTTCAGCGCCAGCACCTTTTTCGCCTTATCCTGGATGATGCTGGTGGCAGGAACCGAAGGCACAAGGTCACTTTCCCGGGTGACAGACGGCACAACAGGCTTCGGTAATCTCAGTGCCTTACGGGCTGCACTTTCCGGTAAGGCATCCGCCAGGTCATTACGAATCAGCCACCAGCACAGTTCCGGCATTGTCACAACGTGACTATCATCAAAACCGAGATCCCGACGCACAACAGACAACACCCAGCGGGCACAGTTATCCGTTGCCATTGATTCCAGCCGTTCCGTGAACTGATCGCGCAGCTGGTTATCGCAGTGCCAGCACAGACGGATTGCGCCCGGCGCGTGTCGCATTGTTGTCATGTTCTCGCTGTGCCAGTCGGAATGAGGCCACTGGCAGCCTTTTTCACGAAGTAACCAGCTTTCAAGACATTCCACGCCACCAGCACGACGGATCACTGCCTCATTGCGGAACACGGCCCGAACGGCAGGATCATCCGCCAGCGGTTGTGATGCCGCCGGAACGGCACCACTGGCGAAAGATGAATAACGTTCCGGCTCAGGCTCCAGCAGGACACGCCCCTGCATAAACAGGGGCATCAGCTCTGAACCTGGCCTGAACAATACGATCCCCATACGCGGGGCAATTTCAGGGGTCAGTAGTGCTCTCACGGTCACCTCAATGAACGGTATCGAGCAACTTTAACAGCTCAGGGAATCGGGATTCGAAGAAATGCGGCTGCGTCTCGCGCGGATTTGCGGGACTGGTGATGTTCTTGCCGAACATGCAACCTTTCGCTGTCAGCGACCAGAATTTTTTGATGTTGTTAATCGCGGTACGGCTGTATCGTTCGCGTTGTTCAACGATCCCCAGCTTCGCCATCTGGTGATATGCCTGATTAGCCGTCAGGCGGATACCATACTGCTTCAGCAGTGCACTCAGCGACAGCGTAGGGCGGCTTGAACCATCTGGCGCATCAGCAGGTGCATCAATGGCATAGATCGGCATAAGTTCAGGAAGACCAGCTACCTTTGATAATTTCTGGTATGCACCAAGTTTCGAGGAGTTTGACAGATTTAGAGTCTTTGCTGCTGATTCAAGCAGAATGACCCCGGATTTAATTTTGTCGGATGTGGTTTCTTCTGGTGATGAATTATGAAGCGCATCAAAAGTACGTATCACTTTTAAGCTGAATGCCGGGCTGATCCACATTGCATATGCATAGACCAGCTCTTTACAGACATACGTCCCACCATTGCGCCCCTGAATGGTGATGACAGGAATACTACGGGAATCTCCCGTAGTTTCTTCTTCCAATAATTCCACAAGAGCCTTCGTTTCAGGACGACGCATAAACTCGTGAACTTCCAGCGAACGGGAGGAGCGATTCTCACCAGCGGCAAGAAGAGCAGCTTTCTGAAGGTCGTTAAGACAGTAGTTAGATTCGAAGTACTGGCGCACAGAAACGCCATCAATTACAAGCAACTGATTCATTGGTTTCTCCACAAATTTTTATCCACGAGCGGGACTGCACTCCCTTTTCGTTGATGCAGGATGAACTTACTGCGATTTTTAATAGTTATCAAGGATACACTGTTCATAAATACAGTATCTTTAACGAGGTAATACCCAAATTTAGGGTGTTGCTCAATTCCGTTACCGAGTTGCTAATTTGCAACTCGCTTTTTCGTACTTACTGATAGTGATCTCGACCTTCCCCTCCGGGATAACCGGTCCCCACTCCACCAGCATTCTTTTCACCTGACTGTCGTCTTCCCACACCCCCGCGTGGGTCAGGGCGTCAAACAGCGCCTTGTTATAGTTGTCCAGATCGCGGATCCGGTTATCCGGAGGAAACAACACGATCTCCACTGAAGCAGGTGCCGACGTTGGTTTTGGCAGACGACGTAACTGCTCAACTATTGCTGCACACGCCGCGCTCTGGAATTTTCGCCCCGCCGCGCTTATCAGGCTCTTACCAGCAAACGCCCCTTTGTTGGGGTGTCGCCAGTACGTGTTCACGCTGGGCGGAAAAGGCAGGATCAGCTTCATACTTTCAGGCCCCTCTCATGTAACCAGTGGGCTGCACGCAGCCTGGCGTTTTCCTCACCGGCAAGCAGTGAGCGGATAATCCCGACCGCCTCGCTGTCGTCGTCCTTCACCACGGTATGAAGCGTGATCCCCCGGGCCACACCACGCTTTATCGTGATGACGCCTTTTTTCTCCAGTGCGCGAAGATGCTCCACCGCTGCATTCACTGAACGGTATCCCAGCATGGTTGCCACCTCCTGATTGGTTGGCGGGAAGCCACGTTCTTTCTGATAAGAAATCAGCATATCCAGCACCTGCTGCTGGCATTGAGTTAAAGTCGTCATGCCGCCATCTCCCTGACCAGTTTTTCCGCCTGCTGGCGAACCTGCGCCAGAAACGCCTCACCACATGCCTCAAGTTCATCGCGCCCGATGTAGCTGATTGCCGGTCCCTTCCAGGTCTTGTCGAAAACAGCAATAGCACCAGCGAAGAAAGCGCCTGTCGGCACCTGCTTCTCATCTTTCGGGATAAACCAGGCAGGCAGTTCAAAACCAATACGCCCGCGAATAAAAGCAATATGATCTGCATCTTCCGGCCACCACACTTCGCTGGTGGCAGCTTTGATCAGGAAAACATAGCGCCCGCCTTTATCACGCATGGCACTGGCATGTTTCATGATGTAACGCATGCCGGTGATGTATTGCCCCTCATGCTGACTGGCGCGGCTGTATGGGGGATTACCAAAGGCAGCACCTTTAAGCTCCGCAAGACGTTCTGACCAGTCATGCGCCAGCGCGTTGTCTTCCGCCGTGTAATACGCGGTACATTTGGCGTTATCACCGTCAGTAAACAGATCCAGGACAAACGGGCCAAACAGGGTGTTAATTCCCCAGAAAATGTTATCCGGCGTGCGCCACTGATCGCCCACTTCCTTCAGTTCATGGGCTGGTTTGTTCCGCAGCTCCACCAGCTCCTGGCAATATTTATTACTCATTAAGCCCCCACGTAATTCCCTGACAGATACCACTCATCACCCGATACAGCGCGCTTGCTGCTTTTCCGTAAGCACCGCTCACGACGTGCCAGAAAATTGTTTCGTTCTGGCTGGGAGTGGCTTTCACGGAATGCCGCCATCCACACGGTTGCAGCACGACGGTATAAGCCCCTGGACTCCAGTTCTTCAGCCTGGCGGGTCAGGCACAAAATCCCCCGGGGATCGTTAGTGCCGACATAGAAATTGCGCACAGGTCTGGTTTCACGAACTGGTTGTGGTTCCGGCTCCTGCGCTCTCTCAGTCAGGCGCGGGAAATGTCTGCGTGTATATCCTTCACAACGGTGAGCCACACGCCCACTCTGACGTAACTTGCTTGCAGACTGCAGAACGCGCTGCCGTGAGTAACCTGCAAAAGCATCCGCAATGTCTCCGGAAGTACACCCCGGATGGGCTTCAATGAATTTCTGAACTTCATTCAAAAGACTCATGATTACCCCCTGAATCCTGCCGGGATCTGGCTGTAGTCCACGTTGTCGTAACTGGCTTTGAAGTACGGGTCCTCGCGTCTGGCTGCAGATACCGCAGGAACTTCCCAGGATTCTTCGAAATGACGATCCGGACCAAAGAACGTGACAGCCTGTTTCACAAATTGTGTGCCGCTGTTACCCATCGCAGATACCCAGCCCGCGTAGCGTTTCACACCTTCCAGCATGGTTTCGGGTTTTACCCCCTCATTCAAACGGGCTTTCCAGGCTTTGAAGGCTGCAGATTTTGAATTGCCACCAGCACGTTTGGGGTATGCCAGCCATGCCTGCTCAAACTCCGGAGAGTATTCCGGTCGGTTTGAACGAACTCGCACAGACTCATCAGCAGATGCACCAACAGCTATTGGTTCATTGACTGGTTCTTTGACTGGTTCAAAAGAGTGACTGGTTCTGGGTGAATCTCCTGCACCACCCCCTGGTGCAACTCCTGCACTACCTGGTGAATTTGCTGCACCAGATAGTGAATTATTTGCACTACCCCCTAGTGAATCTCCTGCACCATCAAGATGAAGGAGATAGATATTACTTGAGTTACCTTTTTCACCTTTCCGGGTGACTTTTTTTACCAGCCCGGAATCACAAAGGGCCGCAATATGATTCATCACAGAACGTTTGCTAATCTCGCACTGGTCAGCAATATGCTGGTAGCTGGGCCAGCACTCACCCTGATCGCTGGCATTATCAGCCAGCTTGATCAGAACCAGTTTTCGCAATGGATTACCCACTCGAATTTTCATCGCTTTAACCATCAGCTCCATACTCATGCTGCACCTCCGAGATGCTTCATGTTTTTTCCGGAGCAAAAGGCTATAAGCGGCATACTGATGCGGTAATTACGGCCCAGCGGTTCACAAATCACCTTCTGACATTCACGGTCAACCAGGCTAACACGTAGAACATGCCCTGCAGGTGTGGTGTACCACTGACCCGGACGAGGACAACGGAAAGTCTGATTGGTAAACCGTTTGAAAATATTCCGGATCATTTGCGCCCCCTTACCTCTGAAGGGTTCAGCGACAAATTTATGAGGCAGGCCAGTGCCGAAGCATCATTAATATAGTCATACAAGCTAACAGCCAGCGGAGATTCGGCTTTTGCCAACATAGGATAAAGCTGCTGCAGCCAGACCTGATGAATTGATGAAATGTAGGAATAGAGAACGCTGGCGTTATGTGCAACGTCGCTCAGTACAGAGGGATTTGAAAGCTGTTTCTCCATCTGGTTAAAGGCATTGATGTATGCCTCTTTGAACTGGGCAGCACGTTTACCAGTGAAACCCATAGCAAGAAACGCAAAGCCGTCGCGGGTTATTTGGTAGCAAGGAAGTTTGCGACCTGTGCAATCAGTGTAATCACTCACCGAAAAATTGCGGGCAGTGAATGATGCTGAGCATTCAAGCGTACGGATCTTTTTCAGTACATCGTCATGACGTTTGGAGAAGAAGTTGGCAACAGCCAGGGATGAAGTAACAGCCTGACCATCAACGATGGCAATTTCAGGTTGAGTGAGGGTTGGGATCGTAGCCATGATGGCAGCCTCTTTGGTGATTTTTAATAACTCACCACCAAGGCTTTCCACGACCTTATTGGTGGTGAGACGTACAGGGGTGGAAATACCGGTCACCAAAGAACCCGGCCCAACCGAAGTTGGCCCTGCACGCCCCACCATAATTTGGGCGTAATGCTGCTCATGACACAAAAAAACCGCAAGAGCGCGGTTGTGCGCTTTGGTGAATTCCGGGTTTCCACGCCCGGCACCCGTTTTATAAGGTGCCTGAACAGTGTAACGTCCCGGAATGGCAGAATCAATGTGCTGGTGGTCCTTCACACTCAACAAAATCACGCCTGAATTTCCACAAAGGACTAAAGCACTCATGCGGGTAGTCTTTGCGAAGATAGATAACGCGCTGTGTTTCTGGTTCCCAACGAATAACATGGACATAAAGCCCTCTTCCGTCACGAAACCAGCGGTTAAGTTCCTGCACAACTCGCCCCCCACAGTCAGGTAAAGTTCTCTGTGGTTACTTACAGCCAGGTGATTTGGTAATCTGCATTCATGCCGTAACAACAGGTGTTCAGCGACACTGACCACCAGCTGTTGCGACAAACGGTTATTTGCCGTTACACTGTTCATGCGTTAGTTTCTCCACAGACACAAAACGCCACGACGCCCGGAGCTGCACACTCGCGGGCGTCACTCTTTTCTGGAGCGCAGAAGATTTTGTAGACCAGTGCTGCATGTTCCTGGAGCTTCGAAATTGACAGATACAACTCATCATTAATTGCTGTCTGCTCGTGTGGCTCCACGACCCCATCTTCGATTGCCGAACGAATCTGCTTTGAGTAATTCCCGATCTGTTCGATGACTTCCAGCAGGCGCTGGTTTATATCGGCGTTCTCTACTTCCTCAATTTCAGGAAGCGATACGAACACCCCACCAGCAGACTGTGCGACAGCATCCGCAATGTAGTGAGTGCCAGCCGCGCGCTGTAAAACCATTGCCCATCCCAGCGGGAAAATCTGATCGCCATCTGCACGAAGGCGGTTGAATAAAGCGTTCTCTGTTACATCCAGCCAGTCAGCAGCTTCAGCGTAACCCCCAGGCAATGCCGCGATAGTTTTTCTGACAGCTTTCACGTACCACTCAGGTTGTTTTTCCACTTTCCAGTGATGCTTACCCACGGCTTACCTCCTGTTCCTGTGGTTTAAACCCATTCTGGTTTTGGCTAGATTGAAAACGTGCCGGATAAAGAATCTGCATTTCGCTGATTTCACCCTTAAAAAAATTGGCCAGACGTTCTGCAAGATCGATAGATGGAATTTGTTCCAGTCTTTCAATACGACTCAGCGTCGCTGGATTGACCTGAACGCCCGCAGCAACATGCTGCAAAGTAAATCCGTGCGCCTTACGCACATTCCGTAATGGTGATTGCATATAACCTCCACATATTGCGTGATGAGCATATTATTTCACGCAAATATTTTGCGCAAGTTGATTTGCTTAACGCGCAATAAAGAAATGTAATAAACGCATGAACATAGGAAATCGAGTCAGACAACTTCGCCAGGCGAAGAACATGAAAATCGCCGATCTCGCTGAAGCAATAGGAGTGGATGCGGCGAATATCTCGCGCCTCGAAACAGGTAAGCAGAAACAATTCACTGAACAAGCCCTGAGTAATATTGCCAGGAGCTTAGGTGTTGATATTGCTGATCTCTTTACCTCAGACCTCAAAAGTAATACTGTATGTAAAAACAGTATTAGTGAGGATGTTGCGCAGGTGAAGGATGTATTCCGTATTGAAATGCTGGATGTCAGTGCCAGTGCGGGAAATGGCCTTATCCAGGGCGGTGATGTCATTGATGTGATTCATGCCATTGAATACAGAACTGATAATGCTGTATCGATGTTTGGTGGACGACCAGCAAATCACATTAAAGTTATCAACGTTCGTGGGGACAGTATGTGTCCAACCATTGAGCCAGGAGATCTCATCTTCGTTGATATCAGTATCAATCAGTTTGATGGGGATGGTATATATGTATTTGGTTTTGATGATAAAATTTACGTCAAACGACTGCAAATGATACCTGATAAACTGCTGGTAATTTCTGATAATCAGATTTACCGCGAATGGGGAATTACCAGCGAAAACGAACACCGGTTTATGGTCTTTGGAAAGGTCTTAATCAGTCAGTCACAGACCCTTAAGCGACACAATTAACCCCCTACCTCAACATCAATTAGCCACCAGAAGGTGGCTTTTCATTACCTACCAAATTGCATATCTCGCAACAAAACACTTGCATAATGCGCAACTTCATTTTATCTTTCTTTCCAGACCTACAAACAAGGTACTAACAAAATTTGGTTGTAACACGGCGTATGGCACATGCGTCGTTAGCGGTCTGGGGACGTTAAAGGGGACAATCCACTCCTTGCTCGGGCAAACAAACCAGGTAGCCGGAATGTGCAAGTCAATGATGATGCTGATAAGACGCCTAACCAGCGCGGCGATCCGGTTTGACGCCTGGGAAGAGACCAGGGTGCAACGATGAGGGCATTTATGGAACCGCGACAAAGTGTGGTGCCGTAACTGGCTAAGTGCTCTCAGCGTTGTGGTAATCCGCGAAATGGCGCGGCGGTAAGTATGGCGGGGTTACTCTTTCCCCGTTGAGGACACCGGATTGTCAGGCTGACCATACGCCTGAGTGACAATCCCGCCACAACAGCCACTGCTTTGGCGGTACCAGTTTGTACACTTGCTTCCGGCTGGTACCGCTCTTTTTACAAAACAGAGAAGAGCATCACCGGACGACGGGCTCATAACCCAATCCATCCGGGCGGCTGTCACCGCAGGTGTTCTTCTCTGTTTTGTGGAGAAACTAACCGACCTTGCAGGGTCGATATGATGAGGAGCAGCAAAATGGCTAGCGAACGCAGTACTGATGTGCAGGCATTTATCGGGGAGCTGGACGGCGGCGTATTTGAAACCAAAATCGGCGCAGTTCTCAGTGAAGTCGCTTCCGGTGTGATGAACACGAAAACCAAAGGTAAGGTCTCACTCAACCTGGAAATCGAACCGTTTGATGAGAACCGTGTGAAAATAAAACATAAACTCTCATATGTTCGCCCGACTAACCGCGGGAAAATTTCCGAAGAAGACACCACCGAAACGCCGATGTATGTCAATCGCGGTGGTCGCCTGACTATTCTGCAGGAAGACCAGGGACAATTACTGACTCTTGCCGGTGAACCTGACGGAAAACTCCGCGCAGCAGGTCATTAATATCGTTTTTAATTAACTGATTATTTATCTCATCACTGAATATTTTATATAGTGAGGACTGATTATGTCTCAGAACTTAGACGCAACCGCAATTAATCAAATCCATGCCCTTATTTCTGCTCAGGGTGTTAATGAAATTATCAGTAAGATTGGTGCCGATGCTGTGGCATTGCCTGAGAATTTCCGCATTCATGATCTGGAAAAATTTAATTTAAATCGTTTCCGTTTCCGTGGTGCGCTTTCCACTGCCAGCATCGATGACTTTACCCGTTATTCTAAAGATCTTGCAGATGAAGGCACCCGCTGCTTTATCGATGCCGATAATATGCGTGCCGTCAGTGTGCTTAACCTGGGTACTATTGATGAACCAGGTCACGCAGATAACACCGCCACTCTCAAACTGAAAAAGACAGCACCGTTCTCTGCTCTGTTGTCTGTTAATGGCGAGCGTAACTCCCAGAAGTCACTGGCAGAATGGATTGAAGACTGGGCCGACTACCTTGTGGGCTTTGATGCTAATGGTGACACCATTCAGGCAACCAAAGCGGCTGCGGCAGTCCGTAAAATCACAATTGAAGCAAACCAGACCGCTGATTTTGAAGACAATGACTTCAGCGGCAAACGCTCCCTGATGGAGTCTGTCGAAGCGAAAACCAAAGACATTATGCCAGTGGCATTTGAATTTAAATGCGTTCCGTTTGAAGGCCTGAAAGAACGTCCGTTTAAATTACGCCTCAGCATTATCACTGGCGATCGTCCTGTACTGGTTCTGCGCATTATTCAGCTGGAAGCGATGCAGGAAGAAATGGCTAACGAATTTCGTGATCTGCTTGTTGAGAAATTCAAAGACAGCAAAGTAGAAACCTTTATTGGTACTTTCACCGCCTGATTTCATTACTGCAAATGCCCCTGCGGGGGCATTTATGGAAACGTAATTAACTCAATAATCACCGGATGGTGAGAGCTTCCTTTTAGCAGAATTCAGCGCGGTGCAGCGCATATAAAGTGGAGAACGAAATGTCATTTATTAAAACTTTTTCTGGGAAGCATTTTTATTATGACAAGATAAATAAAGACGACATCGTGATTAACGATATCGCAGTTTCCCTTTCAAATATCTGTCGCTTTGCAGGACATCTTTCACACTTCTACAGCGTCGCCCAGCATGCGGTGCTTTGCAGCCAGCTGGTACCGCAGGAATTTGCTTTTGAAGCGTTAATGCATGATGCAACAGAAGCATATTGCCAGGACATCCCCGCTCCACTGAAACGCCTTCTTCCTGACTATAAACGGATGGAAGAAAAAATAGATGCCGTAATCCGTGAGAAATACGGGTTACCCCCGGTTATGAGCACGCCTGTGAAATATGCCGATCTCATCATGCTGGCAACCGAACGCCGCGATCTCGGGCTTGATGATGGCTCTTTCTGGCCTGTACTGGAAGGCATCCCGGCAACAGAGATGTTCAACGTGATTCCACTGGCACCGGGCCATGCCTACGGGATGTTTATGGAACGTTTTAACGAGTTATCGGAGTTACGCAAATGCGCATGAATGTTTTCGAAATGGAAGGGTTTCTTCGCAGGAAATGTGTACCGCGAGATCTGAAAGTGAACGAAACAAATGCTGAGTACCTGGTACGTAAATTCGATGCGCTTGAAGCTAAATGTGCGGCACTGGAAAACAAAATAATACCAGTGTCAGCTGAACTGCCACCAGCAAATGAAAGTGTTCTGTTATTTGATGCTAACGGAGAAGGCTGGCTAATTGGCTGGCGTTCTCTCTGGTACACCTGGGGACAAAAAGAAACCGGAGAATGGCAGTGGACATTTCAGGTCGGGGACCTTGAAAACGTCAATATCACTCACTGGGCAGTAATGCCAAAAGCACCGGAGGCTGGAGCATAATGACCACATTTACCAATAAAGAACTGATTAAAGAAATCAAAGAACGAATCAGCAGCCTAGAGGTTCGAGACGATATTGAGCGCCGTGCTTATGAAATTGCTCTGGCATCGCTGGAAGAGGATCCGGTGGCATGGCTGCATTCAGACAATGGCTTAGGTATTCCGGCAATAACCAGGAGTAAAAACATTGCTGACAGTTGGTTATCAAAGGGCTGGTATGTTCAGCCGCTATATATAGCCAAGCCAGTGCCGGTGGTGCCAGATGCTCGTCCATCTTTAAATAATGGCATAGTCGGTTTTGATGAAGGCTGGAACGCCTGCCGCGCTGCCATGCTCTATGGTGCCGTACCTGCAAGCAAGGCTTACAAGTTGCCACAAACGCAGTTTAAACAGGTTGCTGACCTCTACGAAATGCAATTTGATGACGGTCGCACTTGTGCCTTTCACACTGATGCGCAAAAGGCTGTGCAATGGCTTCAGGCGTTCGACGGAAACAGGGTTCAGGAATACGTTAAGCTGGAACGATTGCAGAACGCACTGTCTGGCAACTCTCCGGTAACTCCGGATGGTTGGGTTATGGTGCCGAAGAGACTAACAGCCGAGAACGGCGCTAAGGGGGCGCTATCCGGTGAATTTTCAGAAACTACGTTTATAAGCTGCCTGGAATGCTTTGGCGATGATGATTGCGATACCTGTGACGGAAGCGGACGTATTGAAATTAAAGTGCCAGTCACGTGGTCGACCATAAAATCTATCTGGGATAAAGGTATCGAGTATTTTGCAGCAAAACCATCACAAGAGGTGAAGTGATGAACAACTTAATGATCGACCTTGAGACGATGGGGAAAAATAAGGATGCACCGATCGTTTCCATTGGCGCGGTGTTCTTCACTCCAGAAACCGGAGACATCGGACAAGAATTCTATACGGTTGTTAGCCTGGACAGTGCTATGAAGCAAGGAGCTACACCTGACGGCGATACCATCCTGTGGTGGTTGAAACAGAGCTCTGAAGCACGAGCTGCAATCTGTATTGATGATACTTTGTCGATCAGCGATGCACTCTCTGAACTGAGCCATTTCATTAATCAGCATGCAGACAATACAAAATATTTAAAAGTCTGGGGTAACGGGGCCACCTTCGACAACGTAATTTTACGTGGAGCTTACGAGCGAGCAGGACAAATCTGCCCGTGGGCGTACTGGAATGACCACGATGTACGCACGATCGTTACGCTTGGGCGTTCCATCGGATTCGACCCAAAAATGGACATGCCTTTCGATGGCGAACGGCACAACGCCCTGGCTGATGCCCGTCATCAGGCAAAATATGTTTCCGCTATCTGGCAGAAACTAATTCCTGCCACCAGCACAGAATTATGATTTTCCCGGGTGCAGCCGGTTTTGATGGAGAAAATTATGAACACCTTGTTTTTACTGATGGCTGAATTCAATACCCCAAACATTGAGCTGTCAGCTGTATGCCAAAAGTATTTCGGTATGAGCCCTAACACAGCAGAAGCGAAAGCAAATGCATGCCAATTGCCGCTCCCGACTTATCGTGTTGGTACATCACAGAAAGCAAAGCGCTGCATCAACATTCAGGATCTTGCTGAATATATAGATAAACGGCGTGAAGAAGGCAGAATTGAATGGGAGAGGGTAAGAACAAATAGGAAAATAAATAACTAATCTCACAAAAAACCCGCTTCGGCGGGTTAGTTTTCATCTTTATAATTCTGGGCAATTCGCGCCAGATAGCTCATCACATCATGTTTTCTTGCTTTTTCATGTGCATCGGGATACATAATAGCAATGAGTGAATATTTATTCTCATAAAGCTCACCTTGGACATACACAAGACAAGCATCATTATCAGGATCACCTTTCTTGCAGACCCTATCCGGTTGTGGAAGTTTCTCGGGAAACTTGTTTGGCGGTAGACAAAGATGGATATGCATCAACCCAGCCCGAAAAGCACCATAGGGCTGAGTATACGCAACGTCCCTACCGAAATAATGCGGAAGCTCACCGGTTGCTTTGTATCTCTTGAAATCATCAATGATAGAAGACTCTAGCTCCGGGAATTTGAGAAAAACTTCATCAAAAAATTCAGCTCTAGTTTCTGGATTAATAGAGACTTCTAGATGCAT